ATGCGGCCGTGTCGTGGTGATGCCAGGCAGACACCTGTTGCTCGGGCACATAAGTCATGCCTAGCAGCTGGCCGGTCGATGAGATGGTCCACAGCGTCGGAATGGGTCCGCGCGAGTAGCACATGTCCACGATGGTGTTGTAGTCAAACAAGTGCGGGGCCATGAGCGAGATGTCGTTAGACACATAGCTTGCCGCCTGCCACGAGTAGGCCAGTTCACGAATGTGACCGCCGCGCGCAGCAGCGTACAACACCAAGTTGTTGATCACCACCGGCGCGACGTTCGATGCGCCCACATACGACTGTGGTGCGATGTTGATTGAGGACGGTGTGAGCACATCACCGTTGGCCGCGGCGGTGCAACGCCACTCGCAAGTGGCCGTGAGCAGCAAGAGCTGACCGGCTGGCACGATGTGACGAATGGCCGACGCTTCACGCGCCGCAATACGCACCGCGATGCGATTGTCACTTTGCACCGGGATGTTGTAGCTCATGTTCGACTCAGTACCCGAGCGTGTGGCCCACAGGTTTTGAGGTGCGTTGAGCGTGCCGCCAAAGATGCGGCGCTGTTGGTAGTACGACACCGCGCCAGGGTAGTTGTTGCTCGAGCCAAACGCTGCGCTGCTATCAGCAATCGGTGGCGTCTTGGTCACGTCAGGCGTGATGTTGTTGTCATCAAAGCTTGTGCCGGCCGATTGGCCGACATAGCCATACAAACCATTGACAAGCTTGTAGACGTAATAGCGAATGTTTGTACCGCCGGCCGAAGGGTCGGTCCACGACACGGTGTTCTTGCGGCCGGCCACAGTCAAGTCGTTGTTCACGGCCACCGTGCTCGAGGCCACGCTCTCTTGCAAGTTGGTGGTCTGCACTGCGGTCACGCAGTAGGTGTAAGTGTTCGGTGTTGTGCTCGCGCCGTTGTTGGACACGGCCACGCCGGTGAGCACGTTGGCCGGCGGTGTAAATGCCGGGTTGCTCGTTTGCCAGTTGGTCGCGCCGTAGCGACGCAGCTCAGTGGGTGGATAGCTTGGATGCACGAGCGTGAGCACGTCCGCGCTTTGCACGAAGTGAATGTCAAACAAGTCAGCAGCTGCGTAGTTGTTTGGGATCTCGTAAATGTTGGGGCTTGTGGGCATCGGATACCAGTAGGTGGTATTCGGTGGTGCGTTGCCAGTGGTCGCTGCTTTGCAGTAGTAGTTCACGCCACCGTTTGCGCACATGTCGCCAATCGCGTAAGCCGTGCCGGCGTTGTACGCCGACGGTGTGGTGTAAGAGAGCACCGCGGCGTTGGTGTGCCAGCGAAAGTACCCTGCGCCCACTTCAACCACGAAGGTCTGCGTGTTGTTGTACGAGAAGGGAATGATGCGCGTTGCTGCGGCGCTGTTTTTCACTTCCTTGACAAACTCCGTGCCGGGGCGATTGACCGCGGGGCCGTGCGGTAGCGTGATGAAGTTGCGACAAACGGCCAAGCCTTCTTGGCGTTTGGATAGATCGATGCGCCCGAACAATTCGGGTGTGAGTTCTCCTGCGGAGAACGCGCGCTGGAGAAGACGAATGCTCATCGGTTGACCACCCAAGCTGCACCAGGTGCAGGTTTGACGCGGCGCTGATTGGCATCCGATCCTTCGGCCTCGGCCTGCAATGCTTTGGCAATGGCGAGCTGCTCCTTGGCAGCTTCGCGGCCAGCGTCCCCTTTGAGCACAGGGCCGGCCAGCATCGATGCCAGGTGATGCGAGAGCACCAGCGTGAACAGCGGCGAAAACTTGGTGGTGTCGGTGACGATGCGCGTGTAGCGCAGCACCGCATCTTGTTGATTGGTGAGCAGCAAATCCTGCCCGGTGATGTAGTCTGATTCGATCGCGTAGTCTTGGGGCACATACACGCCCATGCCGACCACCGGCGCGCTGTACGGGCCGACACCGGCCATCTGCACGCCTACCGAATAATCGTCGGTGGCCTTGGGATCGAGGACCTCGAGATAGTTCACCACGTCCGACGGTGCGGCGTAGCAATACTTCCAGGTCGATGTGGGATTGGTTGAGTTGTATGCCAATGCAATGCGCACGGTGGCAAAACCCCAGGTGTGCATCTCGAGCAGAGCATCGCGCGCGATCGGATAAAAGCGTGCGCAATGCGCCGCCTGCGCTTCACCCGATGGTGGGTTAAGACTTGACACTGTGGCTACGTCGCCCAAGTGCGCAAGTGCTAGGTTGCAAATGTCTACGTCTGATGCCATCCCCTACTCTCCTTGAAAAACGGCCCCGCGTAGGGGCCGTCCGTGGCACTGCAGATCAGCCAACGGCCGAACCGCGTTACACCAAACCAGCAGCCCCTGCGCTTTGTTGCAAAGCTTCCTCTGCAGCTTTTGCAGCGGCTGATGTTGCTGCGGCGGTGTCCACATCATCTGGATTTGCACCAGCAGCCGCGGCCTTTTGGCGAGCGATTGCTTCGAGGTCAGCGTGTGCAGCTTGCTGCGCAGCTTGCTCTGCGGGTTGGTCCAATGGCTCCAAGTTGTCATGAGGGATGCCGTCGTAATCGACGACGTCGTCTTCATTGACGAGCTTGTTGTCCAAGAATGAGGTGAAACGAACGCGATATTTAGCCATGAGCTACTCCTAGTGGTTGAACACCCGCCGCAAGTGTTTTGTGTTGCGGCGAGTGCGACGATTACAGAACGGCGAAGCCGGAACCGTAAAACTTCTGACCGTCTTGGATTTCCAAGCCGAGGTCGCCGTAAGTCGTCAACGCTGTCACAGCGCCCACTGTCACGAAACGCAAGCCCACATAGCGTTGGCCTTTGGTTGCCAAACGTGGGTTGAGTCCGCAAGCGAAACGAGCGCCAGCAGTCAAAGAGGCCACAGCGATTGCACCGGTTGTGCCGATGACAGTCACGTTGCCGGTCAAGTTGGCAGCGTCAGCGGCGATGACTTGCATCTCCACAGACGTACCACCCGAAGCGGCTGTACCAACTTCAAAGCGACCATACAAATCGCCGCCTTCACCGATGTCGCGAGCGATGCTCAAGTCGACGGTGTTGGTGGACAAGACGCTGGTATCAGTGCCGCTGGTAGATTGAAAGGTAACGGTGTTACCCGAGATAGAGCCGGCTAGGGCTAAAGCGGAATCTACGATCATGTTGAATACTCCTTAAAAGTTATGGTTAGACCACGCGGGCTTCAGTGTTCAAGATCTGATCCACGCGACGCAATGGAACACCCTCGAAGTTCAACCAGCTCATTGGAGTACCGAATTGGTTCAAACCTTTTTCGACGCTCAATGCGTAGTTGGACTTTTGCAAAGCTTGCAAGCGCAAGATGGAGTAGACAGTGCGGTTCATGTAGAACGCGAAGCGGCCCATACCGAAGTTAGGGATGCGATCGAGTGCACGGCTCATGAGCGCGATCAAGTCAGCGGCGGCAGTGTTGGCTACCAAGTTGGCTGTGTTGATGTTGCAAATGCGCACGATGTAACGCCAATCTTTCACGACCATGCCGTTTTTCCACTGGTAGTGGGTTTGGTAGGCTTGATATGGGTTGTTGTTGCTGTCATACACAGTCAACACGCCCATGTCTTCGTGAGTCAAACCGGCCTTCGCACCTTTAGGGAATGTGCAGAACACGGTGTTCTCGCCCCAACCCACCAACCAGATGGAGGTGTTGTTGGTTGATGTGCCGCCAGCGTCGAGCAAGTTCTGTGCGTTACCAGCACCAGAGATCGTGCCAAAGCGTGGGGCCAAGCCCAAGTATTGACGAGGATCGCTTGCGGGGTTGCCATAGAACATGGTCTGTGCTTGAGTTTGGTTCATCGCTTCGAGGAAAGCGGTGTCTTCGCTCAAACGGAATTGCGCGGTGTTGCCGTTCAATTCAGCCAAGTCTTTGTCGACGCGGCAGTAGGCTTCGAGCATACCAACAGACTCGTCCACTTGTGCAGTGGTCGACTTGCTGGATGGCACGCCTTGGTTCAACGAGCGCCAGTAGACGCTTGGCAAACCAGTGCGGATAGTGACGCGGTGACCAGTGGGCAAGTTGCCTTCTTGGAAAACGCAGTCTTCGAGGATCTCATTGGATTGAGACAAGAGTTCAGCCACGACGGGAACGCGGCCATCTGGATCAAGACGCTTTGCCCAATCAGCTAGGGTCAGTGCGCCGGTAGTTAAAGTTGCCATTTTAGAAAATCTCCATTAAGCAGGTTGATTTGGGTAGAGGGATTTGGCGAGGCTGCGTTCACCTTTAGAAGGTTGCGTGCTGCCAGGCACAAACTTGTCCTCACTGATGGCACGTCCCGCTTTGACGAACGCTCTGATCAGTTCGGGATGGTTGCCCAGCCCTGTCCCTGTCGGGTTGTCCTTCGCATCGAAACGGCCTAACAGCTTGCGCAACTCGGGTGTGCCGAAGCGATCTAACGCTTTACGAGCTACCGCAAGGTTTTCGTCAAGCTTTTCTCCACCGAACTCTTTGTCCACTTTCGCGGCATTGAGCCAATCGGTGTTGGCCGTCTCCATCGCCTTCATGATTGCTTGCGCATTCTGTTCAGCGAGTTTTGGGGCCAGCTTGTCTATCACCTTCTGCGCGGCGTCCTGGGGCAACCCCAACTCCTTGGCGACAGTGGAGAACTCAGCAATCACAGCTTCGTCTAATGCGATGCTGTCAGGGGCTTTGAACTCGTACTTCTCGGGCGCTCCAGCTGGCGTGTCGCCTGCCGTGCCCTTGTCGCCTTCGGTGCTGGCCGCGGCGGTGGTATCACCTGCTGCGGATTGCCCGTCGTTCGCCTGCTGCGAATTTGCTGCAGTTACCGAAGAAGAGGACGCGGAGGTTTGATCCCCCGCGCCCGAAGTCACGGCTCCTGCAACCGGTTGCGCATCGCTGGTAGTTTGTGTGTTCCCAGCATCCTGCGAAATTGAATCACTCATCGTCTTTTTGCTCCTTTAGCATCAATGAATACAGCTCGGGGCAGTGCTCCATCAAGCGAGCAAGAACTGCCAATCCTTCATTGCGCGTGCCCTCGTTAAACGCCATTTGCAACGCATTGGTGTGAAACGACAGCCGGAAAACTCCCGCACGCTCGAGCACGCCGTGCATCATGCGACGGCCACGTTTGTTCGACATGACCCACTTGATGTCATCGATCTCGATGCGAGCGCGAAGCTTCGCTTTTTCTTCGGCGTCTTTGCGTTGCGCCTCTTGAGACGGCAAATCAAAGGCGTCGTAGTTGTCCTTTTTCATGTGCGGAATATAGTTTTATGCAATCAAGATATGGAAACTTAGTCGTTGTCACCGCCGTACAGCATGGACGCTGCGCTGGTCGATTGCTGCGCGCTGCCCAGCTCCATCGCAGTGATCTGCAAGGACACCGATGCTTCGGACTCGCCCTCTTGCGTGGAGTAGGCAGACGTGCTGCACACTTCGACCGTGGCCGAAAGTTGCATCTTCGTGCCCACGGCCGGCAGCTGAGTCAAGCCCAGCTTTTCGAGCGCATCATCGTCAAGCGAAATGCGCAGGCCGTAGGGATACTCGGGTGCATCGCCCACGGATGGCTCGGTGTACTCTTTGACTTCTTCCGCGCTCATCTTCATGTCGACTTGTGCCATGTGCTTTTTCCTTATGCGTTAAGCGATGCGGTCTTTTGAAAGGCTGCAACGACAGTCAATGAAGATGTGCCGTCGCCACCGTTCAAGCGAGGACGAATGTAGAGCGGCTGATCGCGCACGGTTTTCAAACCGGCTGACGAGAACGACACGGGCGAGTTGGCCTGGTCACTCAAGGTGTACCAGTTGGTCTTGTCGTTGCTGCCTTCCACAATCAGCGTGCCGCCCGAGCCGAACGTGCCGTTCACTTGGAACGTGCAGCCGCCCATGCCGTTGGACGCATAGCTGATCGGATCGCCATCCGAGTTGGTCGTGGTCAAGGGTGACCAAGTGCGAACACGGTGGTTTTGTAAAAATAGTTGGTCTTGTCCTGCAACGGTTGCCATGATTTACCTCACAGACGAAAGAGCATGTACAAGCCGGTCGCAGTCGTACCGGTTGCCAGGATTTGATGCGCAGCGATCGGGACCAAAGTGTTGGCCGACTCAGTTAACGAGGCGGTGTCGCCGGCGCTGTTCAGTTTGATCGCGATGTTGCCTGCGCCGGTCACATACAGTGCGTCGCCGCGCTGCACGTTGCCGTTCAGTTGTGGCACTTGCGCTTGGTAAGTTGTCAGCGTGTCGTTTGGTGTGATCGGATAGCCGTCGTACTCGTGTGAGTTGGAATAGCCTGTGCCGCTGATGGTGGCGGCGGTAAATTTCATGCCCATGATTAAGCTCCTTGTGTGTAGCCGGAAAACATGCCAATGGCGTCATCGAGTCCGGTGCTCGTGCCACCTTGAGTCGGGGTGTTCCCCAGCTTGTTTGCAGCGCCAGCAGCTTGTTCCATTGCTGCGGCTTGTTGTGCTTGGGCCTGGGCCTGCGCACGTTGTTGTCGGATCGCTTGCACCTGGTCTTCGGGCACAAGCAATTTGGGATCCACACCGAGCATGTCGCTGTAGGTGTCGGCCCAATAGTCCACGTTCAGTTTGTCCAGCACCTCGGGCTTGCTTTGCGCCAGCGCCACCAGGTTGTTGACAAAGCGGTCCACGCCGTTGGTTGCGATCGCGCGCTGGGCCTGGGCCAACATGGAGACGAGCTCGATGTTCAGATCCTGGCCTTGCAGCTCTTCGGGTGGTGGCGGCAAGATGCCTGCCTCCATCATGCGATCAAACGTGATGTCGATCAGCGGTGTGAGCAATTCGTTATGCAAGCGCTCGAGCACGGGGCCGAGCATGAGCATCTTCTCTTCGTGCAGCTCGGCCACTTCGGTGGCGGTCTTGCGCGTGTCCACATCGTTTTGCAGCATCAAGAACATGTCTGCGTAGAACGAGCCACGAATGCGTTGACGCACGTCTTGGATGTCGGCCAGCAAGTGGTTCATGTCCAAGCGCACATCGAACATCGATTCGATCTTGTCGCCGTTGCCCGAGCTGTCGCGATAGGTCACGCCACCAGGCAGACGATCGACGTCGCGGTTCTTGAGGTTGGTTGGCACTTGCAGCGGCGGGTTCGTCATGTAGTCGATACCCTGCGATTTGCGCAGCTGCTCTTGTTGCAATTGTTTGATGTCGCCCAGTGCTTCCATGCCAGGGCTGTTGCCGTAGATGTCACCGCCGGCCACGTCCCAGCGAGGTGCGAGCACGTTAAATCGTTTGAAGCCAGACTCACGCAGTGTCTTATCTTCGCGACCAGACAACTCGTAGTACACCGACTTCCAAGGCATGTTGAGCGCGTCCGCTTTGGCAGCGTCACGATCTGCGCGTGGCTCGATCGCATGCACGATCGGGATCCACTGATCCAGGGACCCGCGGTCGTACAGGTTTTGCACTTGCGTTGAGCAGTTGTCGTAGCCGAACTCTTTGACGATCTCACCGACGGGCTTCTCGAACTCGCGATAGAGCGTGCACACGTTGCCCTTCCAATCGGTGGCGATGCAATACTCGCCGGCCGTCAGTGGGAACAGGTGGATCACGTTCTCGTAGTCTTCGACCACGATGGCCGCGGCTGTACCAAATGAGCCGAGCTCCAAGTACATCGAGGACAGTGCGCGGTACACGTTCGAGCGTGCGAACACATCGAGCATCGCGGTCGTGGCGGTCGAGAGCCAATCTTTGACCGCGGCGCTCTTCATCAAATCAGGATCATCCACACCCAAGCGAAACCAAGGACGTGCGGGTGATGTCAAACCACCCATGAGGCCCGCGGCCAGCGTGTAGAGCGCGCGTGTGCCGGTGTTGTCAAAGATCGAGTTGTTGCGCTTCCAGCCTTTGTTGTGGTCTTGCCTAAAGTAGCGACCCTGGCGTGGCAGTAAGTAGGTGGTGATCTCTTGCCAGTGTGCGAACCACGTTGCACGCTCGGCCTTGAGCTGACCAAGTCGGGTGATGACTTGTTGCTTTTGCGATTTCTTTGGGGCTTCGGACATAGTTTATGAGGCGTCGTTGGTGTCTTTGCCACTCGAGCCGGTCAAGGTTTTCTTGTCCAGCTTGAGCAATGCGGGATCCACGCCGCCTGCACCTGTGAGGAAGGTTTGCCCCACACCCGGTGCACCGCCAGCTTGTCCTGTGCCTGCAGTTTGTGCGAGCACGGTTTGCACGTCCGGTGTCTTGGCCGCTTGTGATTCCGGTGGTGGAGTCACGGCGGTGGGTGCGGGAATGCTCGGCTGCTTTTGCATGCCGGCCAGGACCATGCCACCTAGTGCACCTCCTGCTACTGCCGCTTCAATTCCCATGTCATAGCTCCTTCATCACAACGGTGTCAGCATCGATGTAGCCACGCTTGCGCAGCATGTCAGCGAGCCGGGTTCCAGCGCGGGTGTGCCACATCACATACTTCGCGCCGCGCTCTTTGGCGATGCGTTCGATGGTCAGCATGAGCCTGCCAGGGAGCGCACCACCGCGGTAGAGCGGCGAGACGAACAGTGCATCGGTCAAGCACATCTTCACTGCGGGATTGAATGGGTGCGGTGAGAGCACCGCGGTGGCATAGCCCACCAATTCATCCTCGTGAAATGCACCCAACGCGAGTAGCACACCACTTGCTTGCGCGGCCTCGTAAATCTCTTTCGATGGCGCGAACTCAAAATCGAATCCGGTCTCGCGCCAGTTCTGCTGCATCAATGGCAGCGTGGCGTCAAAGTGTTCGGCGATGTTGACTTCACGAATCGGCAAATGAGTTACTCCTCCGCAAATTCCTGCGGATCGTATGCGCGTGCGTTCTAGTTATGGAAACTTACGAGCCGAGCAATGTGCCGCCACTCGCGCCGCCCATCTGGTCTTTGGTCGTGAGCAGTGTGCCGGCCACGCCAGGGATCGTGCCCGAAGAGCCGCCGCTTGCACCTGCACCGCCTGGGCCCATGGCGCTCGTTGCACCTTGCGTTGCGCCACTGGTGTTGCCTGTGCCCATCGCTGCGTTGGAGTCGGCTGTCGGTTGTGGTGTGAGTAGGGTTGCTGCGAGTGAGCCCAGTTGCAAACCTGTGCCCGCTGCGCGCAATGTGTCGAGCAAGCCTGCGCTGCTCGATTCACTTGCGGCGGTGGTCATGCCCGATGCGCTCAAGGTCTCGCCGGTTTCAGCGGCAGCGTTGGCCGTGGCCGCATCGCCTGCACCGGTGGCCGGGTTATATCCACCGCCCATGTCGATGCTGTCTGCTGCGACCGCGTCTTGCGATGCCAGTGTCTCAGCGCTGGTGGCCGTGGCGTCACCTACGGTTGCGCCTTCGACGACGCCTTCACTGGCAGCCAGGCCACCGCCTTCGGCAGCGGCTGCGCCCTCACCTGCGGCTACTGCACCTTCGCCGGCAGCGGCTACGCCCTCTTCGGCCAGGCTTGCGCCATCCGTTGCAACGGCCAAGGCAATGGTTGCCAATACGGGAATGATGCTGCTGCTGCCGCCCATGGGTTCACCTCATCGATTAAATGCCAGCGGATCGTATTCGCGCTGCGCTTGGTTATGGAAACTCGAGAACTGCTCCAGCGGGTCGTAGTGCATCGCGTGCGTTGTGCGCTTGAATGGGTTGCGCTTGCTCACGGGGAATGCAAACGTGAGTGCGAGCGCATCGCCCAGGTCAGGTGATGGCAGGCCACGTTTCTTGATGTCGTCCTTGGGCTCGAGGATCAGTTGGTTGCTCGGGTTGTACTTGTAGGTCGGTGCACCGAGGTCTTGCTTGAGCGCAGCGATGTTGGGCATGCAGCCACCAGCACGCACCCAATCGCGCATCTCGAACCACATCTGCGCGCGTTTGTTTGCGTACAGGTGTGAGCCACTCTTGCCACCGAAGTTGACCTCGATGATGTCGTGGCCCAGTTGGCGAAGGCGATCGATCACGCCACCACCGTTGCCCGAGTCAATGAACACCGCGTCAGGTTCCCAATCGACAATCTTTTGCGCAACCTTCGCGGCCAGCTGCATGTTGTCGATGCCCTCGAACACGAGCGGATCAAACGCTTGCAGCCCTTGACGTGGAAAGATCACGCTGCGGTCATCACCAAAGCGTGCAGGGTCCACACCGAGAATCTTGGGCGCATGGTCCACCTCGCCCAGCTTGAGCTTGCGACGGCACGACTCTTCGGCCTCGAGGATGGAGATCAGTTGATCGTCGCCGGCTGCAGAGAAGTCGCACAGCATCTCGCGTGCAAACGCCGTCTCGCTCATCTGCGAGCGCAGCACAGCGATTTCGTTTTCGGGTAGCGCATCGGTGTCGTACACCGTGTAAAGCGCAGAGTGCCAACCTGGCAGTGTCTGGCCTTCGTAGAACAAACGCGAGAACAAGTTCACACCGTGCGGTGTACCGATGAACAGTGCCCAGCCTTGACGGTCAGCAAGCGCTGGCCGAATGATCTCGTCCCACACTTCGGGTTTGATCTGCGCCACCTCGTCGATCACCACACCATCGAGTCGCACGCCGCGCATGCCATCGGGGTTGTCGCCACCATACAAACGAATCACTGCGGCGTTGTGCTTGAACGTGACAGAGAGCTCGGACTCGTTGACTTCGACCGCGCCATAGCGACGCAGTGGTTCGACACGGGCCTTGAGTCGCAGCCAGGCCACGGTCTTGGCCTGCTTGAGTAGCGGCGTAACGTAGAAGAACAAGCCCATGGGCAGTGTGAACTGCGCAGCCTTATCAACGAGCTCGGCAATTGCCAGCTCAGTCTTGCCGGCACGACGATGCAATGCAAGCACAGTAAAGCGTTGACGTTTGAGGTGGCACTCTCGTTGCCACTCACGCGGTTTGTATTGCAGATCGACCGGGCTCACATCAAATCGTCCACGGGCGAAGTGGGTACACCAGTGACCACTTGCAATGAGAAGCCGCCCTCGTGCTCAATCGCTTGGCGCTGCTTGAACTTGTCGGGATCGTAGGACTGCAACAGGAAGATCAGCAGCTTGTCTGAGCCGCTCATCGCACGTCGCTCTGCCTCTGCTATCAAATGCTTGACAGACACCCGCTGTGCGTCCTCCCAGCGCTTGGCAAAGGCAGGATCCTCGTTACGCTTGCGATAGAGCGTGGAGTAATGGATGGCAACAGCGGCCGCGGCATCGCGCACACGGCAACCCTGGCCGAGTAAGCGCAAGAACTCTTCGACGCGCTCGTCGTGCGTCATGCCATCGACAACGCCAGGTGGTTCGGGGTGAGTCATGCGCGCAATGTATGCGTGCCGACTCGGGTTATGGAAACTAGCGCCGGATCAGGTAGGCCACCACCTTGGACACATAGCCCTTGGACACCCCAAACTTGCGGGCAATGTCCCGCACCTTCATGCCCTCGGCCCGCAGCTGCCGGATCAGCTCGATCTCATGATCCGTGAGCCGGGCATTGTGATGCGAGTCACCAATCCGGTAGCCGTTCTCGTTGCGTTTTGCCGGGGAGTTCATGTTGCCGTCTCTTCTTGTTATTTTTTACAAGTGCAACGCAACGTCAGTGCAACGTGCAACGTGTCTTATAGACACACGTTGCTCACGTTGCATGTTGCCAATGCAATTAGTTGCAACGCGTTGCAATACGTTGCACGTTGCACGTCGAAGTTTGCAAATTGACTTGTAAAACATTACGAGTTGACCTCCGCAAATTTCAACTGTGTGCCATTGATCACAATGCGTTTTGCCTGCTGCAGTGTTTCAATCGCCCTCAAAATGCGCTGACTGCGCGTGTCACGTTTACCGCTTGCAACGTCATGGGGCATCTGTGCCATCGCTGCCTCTTTGACATCGTGCAGGTCCACAAAGGGTGAATCGACCTTGACCAAATCGCTCATGGCCGTGAGCACCAGCTTTTCAGTCGAGCCCTTGGGCCCACGGTCCCGGCTGCGTGCCACTGTGCCTGTGCCGTGCTCAACGTAGCAGCTGGTGATCTCTTCGCCATCTTCATCAAAACCCAGCACCACGCTTTGCAATTTGAATGCGAACTCTGCACCGTCCTCGCCGTCCTTTTGCTTGGTCACTGACAGTGAGCGAGCCTCATCGTTGCGAATGACTTCAAGCTCAACGTCAGCGGCCGCGCGCAAACCAGACCAGCCACGAGCGCCCTTGCTCGAGTCTTTGCCTGAGTGGTGCACCAGCATCACCAGCGCGCCGGTAGCACGGTGTATGCCCTTGCAATGGGCCAATGCCTTGCCCACGTCTTCGCCGGCGTTCTCGTTGGCCCCTGGCATGGTCTGCGCAAAGGTGTCAATGATCACCAGGTCAGCACCGCCCGAACTGTGAATCGCTTTAGCCACATCGAGTGCGTCGGTTTTCTCCATCAGGTTGGGAGAGTCGGCGATCACGCGCATGGGGATCTGATCGACTTCAAGGCCACGCTGCAAAGCAATCGCTTGTGCGCGCTTACGAAAGCCACCAGCACCCTCGGCCGCGATGTACACCACACGGCCAGGCTTGGTGGTGATGCCCCGCCAGGTTGTGCCCATGGCGATGTCCACAGCCATGTCTAAGGCTGCAAAAGATTTTCCGGATCCTGACTCACCGAAAAGCACGGCGAGCTCTGCACGGGGCAGCACGCCTTTGATGATCCACTGCGGCGGTTTGCCGCGGGAGAACTCACCGAGGGGAATGGCTTTAAATCGTTGGGGTTTGATGGTGGCATCCACAGCGCCGTCGTGATTCGCATCATCGATAGGCGTGGGGTCATCAGCGTGAATGAGTCCGTCGTGTGATCCATCTCCGATGGTCTCGAACTCGTCTGTGGGGCTGTACTCAATCGCATCTAAAAATTCCTCATCACTGCGCGCTTCGCAGTGGGCATGTAAACAATGAAAATGACCATTGGCATAGCCGCCGGTATGCGCAGGCCAATAGGTGGTGGAGCTGTCGCCCGTCTCGCTGGTGTGGTCTAACTCCCAGGGGCACACGATGTGCAGCCGGCCATCACGCTCGACACGCTTGACGCGGTTGGTGTTCATCAAGAACTGCGCGATCGGATCTTGTGACATCACGTTCGCCAACTTCTCGTGCTTCACGCTGGCGCTTTGTGTGGTGGCATCTTCAATTGCAAAACGCTTTGCCAACTCTTCCCACAGCTCAAGGAATTGCGCAGCATCTAAAACCGGAAACGCATCAGGCAAACCGCCGGCCCACTCGTAGCGCGCGCCACTAGGGTGTGTGCCTACGGCGATGAACTGCTGGCCGTTGGCTAAGAACTCGACGATGCCGTGTTCGGTTTTGAATTTTCGTTTGGTGAACTCGCCATCGAGCTCGAAGGCAAGTAAAAATTTTGTGGAGTTATCACGCGCCCGTCGGGGCAAATCAAAGCCGAGCCAAAAAGCAACAAACTCTCCAACAGCTCGTGCTGTTGCTTCGTCGTTAATGTCGACATCGATTGCTCGGATGCGTCGCGTTTGCAGGCAGATTCCATAGTCGCTCTCCTTGGACCACTTGCTGATCTCATTGGGCGTGCTGCTGTGTTGCGTCCACTTAGCAAAGCCAGAGACCTCGCGTCGTGAGTTGTAAGTGCTTGGCAGTTTGCCAACGTCTTTGATGGCCGAGTCAGGGCTGATTGTCGCTTGGGGATTGGAGACAACGGGGAGCAGATCCTCGCCAAGTCCAAGCACCAGATCCAAGTGCGCCCACTCCGACGGCGATGCGCCGTAGTTGATTGATTGGGGCATGATTACTGGGTCTTTGTTTTTGCATATTCACAACGACCACATGCCACGCACAGGTCTTCACGTTTAAGAACTGGCAAGCCCTCGCGATGGATGCGCTGGGCAGCAAGTGCGATGCGACGTGCAGCCTCGGGGCTGGTGTCCAATTTGCCCTTGGTACGATAGCCGCCCGCGATCCACTGCAGCGCGCCGCGGCTGATCTTGGAGTAGATGGCGAGTTTGACTTTTTCTTGGGGTGTGGCTTTCGTCATCCACTTCTGTAAGACGTTCATGGTGATACCTTCTTTTGTTGCAGGGGCTAAGACTATTTTAGCAAAAGCTAACGGGAGCGCAACTATAACGTAAAAAAGCTTGCCTATTTGCTATCATGTGGTGTAGTCTGATAGTCCATGGCTAAAATTCGCGACATACAGGAAGTGCGGCGGGCTAACCTTAAGGTGCTCATCGCGCAATGGGGAGGACCCACCAGCCTAGCTAAAAAGCTAAAGCTGTCAGGCCCAAGCTACCTTTCACAATTGCTATCGGGGCTTCGCCCAATTACGGAAAAGTTCGCGCATAAAACAGAAGTTGCCCTCGAGCTCCCACCCGGCTGGATCAGCGGCGAACACGAGGACAAAGCCAGGCCGGCAGCTGTCAACAACTTGATGGTTGCCAAAGTAGTCGAGCTCATCGGCGCGGTCCTGGAAGACGCGAACCTGCAGATCGCACCCACTAAGTTCGCGGACCTGGTGATCATGGTCTACGAAGATGCGTTACCCACAGGCGTGCCGAGTGAGGCTTATGTCAAACAACTTATCAAACTATTGAGGTGAATCGTGAATGACGTAGTCAAGCAACGCATCAAGTACCTGGTAGAACATGGCGAGCTGTATCCCACCCGTGACGAAGCGCACACGCAATACCGCCGGCTGTGGATGGCGGTCAGTGCCATCGTGGCATTGCAAATAGTGACTTTGCTAATTGCGTTCGCACACACGCACTAAGCTGTAGCTCCCTGGCCCGCGCTGTCTGCGGGCTTTTTTACGTCCATAGGCTTTAGCTATTGCTAAATAACAACACATAGAAAAATAAATTTTGGTAACTTGTGAAATTATCGTTTAGCAAATGCTAACATTCGTCATCGGTTACAGAAAAGCAATCGATAAGTTCAAGCCAGACCACTAGCAACAGGAGCTAACTATGACGACATTCAACGGACACAAAAACTGGAACCACTGGAACGTAAGCCTGTGGATCAACAACGACGAAGGCCTCTACGCCATCGCTCGCTACTGGACAAAGCGTCGCACCCGCCAAGTGGCTGCGCAACGCATCCTCGAAGAGCTGCAACTGAACGGCCACACCCGTACACCAGACGGCGCTCCTTACAGCCTCTCCTCAGTTCGCGCCGCATTGGTCGGCATCTAAGGAGAACACCATGCCAAACATCGACACCCTCATCGCATTTGAAAACGGCGAACTCGAATTAGACGAAGCCGTGGAGTTTATCCAAGACGGCATCGACCGTGGTTGGGTCTGGCAGCTGCAAGGCTTTTATGGCCGCACTGCCCGCGCAATGATCGAACAAGGCTACTGCCACGCATAAGGAGCACACCGTGAGCTTTTACACCACCAAACAACGCCGCCGTTATGGCGAAGAAAAACGAGCCCAGGCTCAAGCATTCATGAGCCAGCCACTGCCGGCCGGCTATGACAACTACGAATATCAAATCTATTTGGCCCAGGCCAATGATGGCAACGGTGGTGACATCACCCGCGGTGGTGCACCACTCAAGACCTATGACGAATGGCTCAACAGTTAAGGAGTACACCATGGACCAAGATACCAAACGCAAAATCAAAAACTACATGGCGAATCTCAAACGCCAAAAGAGCACCGTGCACCGCACGTTCCCGAAAGGGATCTGCTGCTCGAGCACCAACGAGTATGTGCATGCGTACTACCGCATGAACAACTTACTGCCGCACAGCCAAGTCCAAGGTGTGCGTGATCTATTCGAGCCACTGAGCACGAACCCTACCACCTGGCCCGAGCCCGAGAACGAGTCAGAGCTGGAACAACTGATCGAAGCCGCAAAAGCCATGGGCAAGATTGAAGTCATTCACGTTAGCTAACCCGAAAGGAAAATCATGTCAGTAACCGTCACCCTCACCTTTGCCAACGTGCAAGAGATGCAAGCCTATTTCGTGGGCCGCGAGATCATCACCGAGTCAAACAAGGTGGAGAAACCTGCAGCCCCAAAGTCCGAAAAAGCCTCGACGAAATCTACGCCAGCATCCCCCACCACCCAGCCTGTCGATGCCCCCGCTGCCGGTGACTTGGGAAACGACACAGCTGCGGCCACGTCGACCGCTTCCCCTACTGTGTCGAGTGCACCATCCGAAACCTCAACCGCAGCGCCGGACTTCGAGACTGTTAAGAAGGCCTTCCTGGCACTGTCAGTCAAAGACGGTGGCCGTGCACGCTGCGAGCAAGTGCTCAAGCCCTTTGCCCTGGGCAAGCTTTCCGAAGCCAAGCCAGAGCAATACGGCCAAGTGCTTGATGCCATCAAGAAGGCCGCTGCATGACCAAGCACGCATTGCTCTCTCCGTCGGGCTTTAAGGCACTCATGCTGTGCCCTGCCAAGCCGGCGATGGAGCGAGGCTTACCTGATCAATCGAGCGAGTACGCAGACGAAGGTACAGCTGCGCACGAGCTCGCTGCGATGGCGCTTGAAGATGGCTTTGATGCCACGCATTACCTGGGCACTGTGATCGATGTGGCCGGCAATGAGTTCATTGTTGATGCTGACATGGCCGACTACGTCCAGGTGTACATCGACCTGGTGCGCGACATCACTGCAGACGGTGACATGTTCATCGAGCAGTCGTTGCCCATCGGCCACATCACCGGCGAGGAAGGTGCAGAGGGCACAGGCGATGCAGTCATTCTGCGTGGCAACGAGCTGATCGTGATCGATCTAAAGTTCGGCCGCGGTGTCGAGGTCGATGCAGAGATGAACCCACAGCTCATGCTCTATGGCTTGGGCGCGTTGGAGAAGTTCGACCTGATTGGTGACATCGAGCATGTGCGCATGGTCGTAAGCCAGCCGCGTGTCTCTCGCGCACCCAGTGAGTTTGCAATGCCGGCTGCAGAGCTTGTGCAATGGGGCATGAAGTACGCAGGCCCAGCGGCCAGCAAAGCCATGCAAATCTACAACGGTGTCGGCATCTATCACGACACCTGGCAATGGTGTGATCCGCACGAAGATGCGTGCCGCTTTTGCAAAGCCAAGAGCACTTGCTCTGCGCTGGCCGAGGCAGTCAAAGGCGCACTCAATTTAGAGTTCACCGACTTGACAACCGAGGACGCGATCGGTGGCGAGGAAACCATCAAGGCCAGCGTTGCCAAGTTCGACGACCACGAGCTGGGCGCAAAGATGCAGGCCATCCCACTTATTGAGATGTGGTGCAAAGCAATTCGTGCGCGAGTTGAAAAGCAGCTGCTCGATGGTGGCACGGTCGCAGGCTTCAAGCTTGTGCAAGGCAAACGTGGTGCACGGTCCTGGACCAGCGACACCGAAGCCGAAGCATTGATGAAATCGATGCGACTGAAAAAAGAAGAGATGTACGACTTCAAACTTATCTCGCCCACATCGGCCGAGAAGATTTTGAAGAAGACACCCAAGCGCTGGGCGCGCATCGCACCGTTCATTGAACAACGCGATGGCAACCCTAGCGTGGCTCCATTCTCGGACAAGCGGCCAGCTCTCGAGCTCAAGCCGATTGATTCAGAGTTCGAGGCCATCGGCGGCGCGGAGGACTTGGTATGACCATGATGACCCAGCCCAAGCGTGAGCCAGTGATAGGCCTCTTACCTCGAGAGGCACGCGATCAACTGATCGCGGCAACGCGCATTCGCGACGAGCACAAACGTCGCGTTGCAATTGACGCAGCCATCGATAGCGTGAAGCTGCGTTACCCAAGTTATTTTCAACCCACCCCTGCCTTCAAGGAGTAACACCATGGCAATCGTAAAACTGAAAAATGTTCGCATCTCTTTCCCTAACCTGTTCGAGGCCAAGGCTGTCAACGGTGAAGGCGAACCCAAATTCTCTGCAGCGTTCGTGATCGATCCAGGCAGCGAAAACCACAAAGCATTGACCGCTGCGATGAACGAGATCGCAAAAGAAAAATGGGGCGCAAAAGCCGAAGGCATTTTGTCCGAGCTCAAGAGCAAGGGCCGTGTTGCTTTCAAAGAATCGCCACTGTCTAAAGACGGCGAAGTCTACGACGGCTTCGAGGGCAAGTACGCCTTGAACGCATCCAACGCAGCGCGCGTGGCCGTGATCGATCGCGACACTACCCCACTGACACCACAAGACGGCAAGCCCTACGGTGGCTGTTTCGTGGACGTGAGCGTGGACCTTTGGGCACAAGACAACTCATGGGGCAAACGCATCAACGCCAAGTTGCGCTGGGTCCAGTTCCGCAGTGACGGCGACGCATTCAGCGGCGGCGCACCAGTGGGCCAGGACGAGTTCGAGAACATCGCCGAAGGCGCTACAGCGGACGACATGGTATGAGCGGCGAAGCAGTAACCGAACCGTTGCTGCGCTGTGAGTTCAAGCGTGACAGCTTGAACCTCACAGACAACCCTCTGCAGTTTGTAATTGGCGAAGTGACTTCCATCGTGGAGCGCATGCCCGACAGTTACAAGCTTGAGGTCAACACCGCAAACAAGATCACAGTTTTAATCTTCACCGAGTAATAAAAATGAAGTTGCTGCCCCTGCTCCTGCTCGCGTCTCTTGCCGCGTGCTCATCCACACAAGAGCCACCAAACTCATCGATGACCGTCGACAAGGAAGTGCAGCCCATGGGGCGCAGCTCTGTGATCGCGGCCATTCAAGAGTGCGAGTCGTCAAACACTCGCGCTGTTGTGATCTATGCCAAACGCAAGATCAACGGTTACACCTCCGAAGTGGTGGTCGATGTCAGCTGCGCACCGAAGTACAAGTAATGCAGCTCTGGCTTGACACTGAAACCTACAGCGAGACGCCCATTAAGTTTGGGACGTATCGCTACACCGGCGACTGCGAGGTAATGATCCTCGCGTATGCCGTCGACGACGGCCCAGTAAAAGTGCTGGACTTGACCGCAGGCGAATCGCTTGATGATTTTCTTTTCTACCTGGAGTTGGCCGATGAAGTTATTGCGCACAATGCAATGTTCGATCGCAATGCTTTGCGATTTGGGCTTGGCACTGACATCGAAATTGATCGTTGGCGCTGCACGATGGTTCGTGCTTTATCTCACTCTCTCCCTGGTTCTCTCGACAAGCTCTGCGAAATCCTCAACGTCGGTCAAGACAAAGCAAAACACAAAGCCGGCAAAGACCTGGTCATGCTGTTCTGCAAGCCACGTCCCAAGACTGCAAAGGTAAGGAGAGCGACCAGTGTCACACACCCCACCGAGTGGCAACGATTCCTCGCCTACGCTGGAAACGATATTGAAGCAATGCGCGAGGTTAGTCGTAAGATGCCCGAATGGAACTACCGTGGTGCTGAGTTGCGACTATGGCAACTTGACCAGCGCATCAACGATCGCGGATTTGCTGTGGATATTGAACTCGCTCAATCCGCAATCCGAACCATTGACGCTGAACAGTCTCGCCTTGCTGGGGCAGCTTGGGCCCACTCCGACGGCGCATTGAATGCAGCCACTCAGCGCGATGCAATGCTCGAGCACATCTTGTCTGAGTACAGCATCAGCCTACCTGACTTGCGCGGCTCGACACTCGAGCGCCGGCTCAATGATCCCGACATTCCTGACCCGTTAAAAGAGCTGCTGGCGATTCGCATGCAGGCCAGCACCACCAGCACCTCGAAGTACAAGGCGCTCATCAACGGCGCAACCCATGGCCGCATGCGTGGCACGTTGCAGTTCAACGGTGCAGGCCGCACTGGCCGCTGGGCCGGTCGCACGTTCCAGCCACAGAATTTGCCACGGCCACCGCGTGGCTTTGATGAAGATGTGCAAGAGCAAACTGTCGCGGCCATCAAGACCGACACCATCGACTTGATGGTGGACAACGTGATGGAAGCAACGAGCGCATGCCTGCGTGGCTGCATCATTGCGCCACCTGGTAAGAAGCTGGTGATCGCCGACTTGTCCAACATCGAGGGGCGCATGCTTGCCTGGTTGGCCGGTGAGAAGTGGAAGCTGCACGCCTTCCGTGAGTTCGATGCCAAGCGCGGCGCTGACCTTTACAACCTGGCCTATGCCAAAGCCTTTGGCATACCTGTTGAGAAGGTCGACAAAGAGATGCGCCAGATCGGCAAGGTGATGGAGCTGGCCTTCGGTTACGAGGGCGGCGTGGGTGCATGGGTGACGTTCGCTGCAGCCTACGGCATCGATCTCGAGGAGCTCGGCGCGATGGCCTACGACACCATCCCTGGGCAGATCCTGCACGAAGCTGGCCGCTTTTACGATTGGACCGTCGAGCAACAGCGCACGACGTTTAGCCTGTCGCGCACGGCGTTT